TCTTGCTGCTCGTAGCTAGTCATTGTTACAGAGTCTACATAGCCAGTATCAGCCTTTAGATTCTCTACAGCAGTCTTGTTGAACAGTGCGTTGTTCTTGAGCTCTTCCATAGGAACGCGAATACGCTGTGCAATCCAGCGAGTTGTATTGATACGGCGTGAGTTAGCAGGAACGAAGATATCGTAAGGAGAAACGTATTCTACGTAAGGCTCATCTACTTCTACTCGTTGCTGGTTTACTGAAACTGATTCTACGATAGCGTTGATTGTACCTTCATCAAACATCGTGCCACTCTCGGCTGCAACCTCTTGTGCTGCTAGAAGAATGTCATTGGCTTCGAGAGCTGCTTCCATACCAGTACGGTCTACAGTAGCTTCGCTGTATGCCCAACCAGTCTTTGCGAAAGCGTTTCCAAGGATAACCATATCTTGCGTCATGTCACGCATTGTTGATGTTGCGTCAGAACGCTTCCAGAAATAATCAAGAACTGATGTAGCTACCTTCGCGTTACGCTCTACAGTTGCCATGTCTCCACCAACAGGTGTAACAACAAACTTAGGGTCGCGCTGAATGACTGTGTTTACAATCATCGAGATGTGTGGTAGCACCATGTTTACGGTACGAAGGAATGCACCGGGAACTGGGAAAGGAAGAATCCGGTTTAGGTCGAGCATGGTTAGCTCGCGTTGTGCTCCAGTACGGTATAACGACTCGAGCATACGCCAATGCACATGTACAGGCTCCATACGACGAATTGCATCGCGTACAGCTGCCTGCTTTTCTTGCAGGGTATAACTACCCTTGTATTCCTCAGCCATTGTATCCTCTCGTACTCATATCGATTCCCATTTGGAAAGCATCCCACTGCTCTTGTTGACGTTCTTCCATCTCGGCTATTGCCCGCTGGCGGGCTTCACGGACGGACTTCAAGCTTATTTGACCAGTTGGTCTCCAAGTATGGTCCTCAATATCAGCCGGGACTGGGGAGGAAACCTGGCCTTCTTCTACCAAAACCCATAGCGCAATGGCCATAGACATAACCAAGTCGTCGTGACAGCCGGTATCCGCCGCGTAACGGATATTACCGTTGGCAGTCTCCTGTGTAACGAACTGGCCTAGTTCCATACGTAGATTTGGGTAGATGTTTTGAAGCTGACACTCGTTTTCTACATAAACAAGATATTTGGCGAGCCTATCAATGACGGCCTTACGGCGGTCCGTAGTCATTGGGAACTCAAATAGCCTAGTGCGATTCTTGGATTTGGTTCCGATAGATTGATACATATAGGCATTTGGATAGTTTAGATGACGGTGCAGTTCGTTGATAGGTAGCGAACCTTGGGAGCCTTGGTTTTCTACAGCCAAGAGGGCAGCCCACTGACGGCCTTTGAAGTAGCGTCCAAGTTTATCTAAGTCAGCAGCAAACTCTACCGGTGCTACTACGTTGGTGTGGTAGTAACCTACAATGACAGGCATACCATCATCGTCAATCGTGAGCAGCTGTGCAGTTGAGTAATCTCGACCTTGACCAGATGCAGGGTCAGCGCCGATAACATAGAAGGCGTTAGGGTCTGGTTCAAGTGTCATGAGTCGTAGCGGACCACTCTCATCAAATTCAAATTCTAAAACGTCATCAGATACCCATGTAAGGTTACCACGATAAGGGAAGTCGTCGTACATAGTATCCGGTAATAATCCCTGGAATCGAGGTCTTCCTGATTCACGAAAAGCTTCTTCGTCGTCACGAGGGTATTCCTGAAAGAACCGCCACGGTTCATCGGCAAACTCCCGACGCTTCTTGTCGTACTTGGTAGGGCACGGCTTTCTCTCGCCTTTAGCAGCATCGCACCAGCCACAGTGGTCTCCACACTGCATGAAGGGAGATACTTCCCAAGAACGGAAGAAGGATACGAATTGACTGTCGCCTCTTTTGGCGGCACGGTATGTCTTAGCAAAACGATTGTAGCTACCACGAGAGGTAGAGATAATCAACATCGAACCACCAGCATCCGTTGTAGGCAAGAGGGTTCGGTAAACGTCTTCCTGTCGGGAGGCTGGTTCAACCAGACCGGCTTCGTCCAGGATAACCAGGGTTGCGGTTTCACCGGCGAATACAGATTCAACAGCAGCAGATGACTTGAGCTTTGATATCATACCATCAGGGAACTGGAAAGAGAGTCCATCGGTAGAGTCAGCGATTAGTTTAGGCGCTCGCTCTTTCATCCATGGTGGAAGGAACTGATACGCAAGCCTTGCTTGTGCTAGGTTCTTGTTAGCAGACTTCTGTGTCTGAGAGATGACGAGGATGTTAGCACCAGGCCTAAAGAATGCAAGCCAGATAGAGTGGGCCATTGCAAGGGTCGTATAACCCAGCTGACGGGCCTTTAGAGCCACAACGAAACGGTTGGCCTTGAAAAGGTCCAGTAGTTCTTCCTGGTAGTCAAATAGCTCAAACTTTACTCGACCGCGTGGGTCAGACTCTGAAGGGATGAAGACATAGTTATGCAAGAAGTAATCTTCGTCCTTAGCACACTTACGCCACTCAAGTTCAATCCAAAGCTTTAGCTGGTCGGAGTTTCTACGATGCTCAGTTGTCATCACGGTCCTCCCAGTTTTTCTCGTGCCACACAGCGCCTACTTCTATATCGCCATCTTTCCACGACATCGGCACAAGTATGCCACCGCAATGGCAAACCATATAAGAACCGTCGGTACCAACATAGTCTTCGTTTATAGGATGGCCAAACCAATACTGCATATGCTCACGCATCTCGCGTTTCTCGGTCTCCTGGAATGCATGAAGTATTCTCATATGCTATACCGTTGGAGCCTGGACAGTCCAGCCCAATTCCCGGAGAGCTCCGGCCATCTGGTCTGGTTCCAGTGTAGCAATTCCCCTGGCCACTAACTCGGGTAAATCCATGTTGCCAAAATCGGAGGTGCGGGCCGCCTGTTCCTCGTCTAGCCAGCTTTTGCCGTAGAGCTTCATAAAGAGCTCTTGAGCCTTCAGGTTTCCGCCCTTGGCCGATTCGACCAGCTTAGACTTGACTAGTCGGTAATCCCGCTCCTCGGAGTCAATCGCTACCTCTTCATCGCCATGCACAATCGCCACGCCATTCTTGGCGGCCATGGATTCCATAAGGCGACGTTGGCGCTCGATGAAGGACGGGTTCTGCTTCCAGCGACGTGTTGTGCGGCTGTCAGCGTACCCCTTGGACTTGGCCCAGTCTTCTTCGGTAGCGTTTGGACCACGCTCATGCTCTGGCGTAGCCAGCCATAGAATGTATTCGTCCCACAGCTCTTTACCTGTTGGCTTTGTCATATGGCTCCTGTAGATAAAAATGGGAATTTTGGTACGAGGGCTATTGAGCATAATAGCTTATACCCTGCGTGGGCATACCTCGTAGTCGGTCTGGTTATCCGGTTATCCCGATGACTGCGCGCCTTGGGCGCTTCGTCATCCTGTCTACTGGAGGGCTACGCCCTCCGGGTTTACTGGAGTCCCGGATTTCCGGCCTATACTTATAGCCGGTCGTGGGGAATTTTTTATCCAAATGCACTAGTCAAAGTGAGAACCCATACTGCTCAATCTGGACCCTTGTCCGGTCTATGACCGGTACCCAGTTCCCGTTCCGGTCCAATGTCCGGTCTATGTCCGGTATCGGGTGCCGGTTTCTGGACATATCGGGGTGCTTTTGTCCAGGGTGTTGGTAACGTTTCGTTATGATTTCGTTATCAAATCGTTATCAAATTGTAACATGATTGTAACATAAAGGTATCCGGATTGGGTAGTATAGGTATTCCAGTTGTCTCATATATTGAGATGATTCTCCCCACACCTTTGCCGACCTCGCCACCAGGCAGGGAACAAAATACCCTCTTTTGCAACGCGCCGAGCGTAAAATCATGAAAAAATACCGCTCGTATGGTGTATATAGAGACTGGCCCCCCCTTGGGGGGAACCCACCCCCGGGACCCTACCCTGTTATACGGGACCCTCCGGTATACCGTCCCCGTTCCTCCAGTTCTACGGGACACTGCCGGGACCGGGTGGACCGGGGGGCCGGGGGGCCTGTCACTGGAAAGAGGAACCGGCCACTGGAACCGGGCGGACGGGGGGCAAC